AAGGTCCTCCCGTTTAAACATCACTGCTAACATTTCAGATACATATCCTTTCTCTTTTTTTATTGTTATCTTTTCAATGAGCTTAGTATCCCGTACAGTTAACTTTAATTGTGCTTTGTACACATAGCCATCAAGCTCTATCTCCTCCACTGTTGGATAGTCTTTCTGCTCAGATGAGTTAAAGTCTCTGACCATCCCGACAAAGTCAGCCACATCATAATCCCAGAACTCAGACTCAGGTATCCCTAGGTATGCAAACACCTGTAGATGCTTATCAATGGGGTCAAGTTCCTGATTGTTATTGATATCAGTGATTGCTTCAAACTGCTCAATGGTGAGCTCTTCAATTTGGTTGGGAATCTCCCTGTTTAAAATAGTTACCATGTTATAAAATTTGAACAAATATACGTTTTTTTTAATATAGGTAATGGCTAAAGATAAAATCCCGACCTATACAATTACTATTGACCCAGCATACGCTGAAAATGGTGAGGACCTTGGCATAGAACAAATAGCTTTTACCTCTAATCCTGCCATCAAAGTAAAGGGCATGGCATTCAATTCCCAAGCTAAGCCGTTATTCTTTAGTGATGAGCTCAAGTATCGTATCACTGCACCTGCTTTGATACCTATGGAGATATACCGATTGGATGAGGACACAGAAGAGGAGTACAATGTCAAGTTTACCAAAGAGGAGATAGAGCTAATTCATGGTAAGTTCATGAAACAAATGGTTAATCGTGACTTATTTAACCTTGAGCATGATACCACTATGACCGTTCCTGCCTACGTACTTGAGGCATGGATAGTAGATAACCCAAAACAAGATAAGGCCTACTCAACATTTGGCATTGAGGTACCTTCGGGTACGCTAATGGTGACTGCCCAGATTACTGATAAGGAATACTATGCTGAGCTAGTAGCACAAGATCAGATAGGCTTCTCCATTGAGGGGTACCTTGGCATGAAATTAAAAGAGCAAACAAAAACAAAAACAAATATGAACAAGTTACCTGATGGAGAACACACTATCATGGATAAAATCTACGTTGTAAAAAACGGGGAGGTTATTGAGATACGTGATGTTGAAATAGAGGAGACCTCAGAAGAGGTAGCCCTAGAAGAAACTGTAATCGAAGAGGATACAGTAGAAGAGACAATGGCGGTAGACCCTGTAGTAGATGCAGAGGCTATCATTGCTATTGTACGACCTTTATTAGATGAGCACATGAACGCTGTAGCTGCAATGATTGCAGAGATGCGTAACCAACTAGATGAGATATTGTCTACTGAGGTAGAGGATGAGGAGATTGTAGAGGATGTGGCCTTGAGTGCACATCAAAGACTAAGTAACTTTGTAAAATTTAACACAACAAAATAACAACAAACAAAATGCGTAAATTAAGATTTGATTTAAACGTTCTGCCAAGTGCAGAATTAACCCCTAACGCTGATGCATTCTATGCACAGGCTTACTTAGGTGGTACTGAGATTGCTGATAACTTCCGTACTCTACCTGGTATCAAGTACAAAACTAAAATTGGTACTGTTACTTTTGGTACAGACTTATTGGCTGCATCTCCATGTAACTTCCCTAACATAAACACAGATGAATTAAGCTCACATGAAGTAGACGTATGTGCTCTTTCTGCAATGGCTCAAGTATGTCAATTTGACCTAGAGCAATCATTCGTATCTTTACAAATGGCAGCAGGATCTAACGGAGATTTCTCTGTAGCTAACTTCTTTAACTTCTATTGGAGTGAAATGGCTAACGCTGTTAACGGACAAATTGAGTCATTAAGATGGCAAGGTGATGTAGGATCAGCTACTCCTGCACTTGCTTTATGTGATGGTTATGAGGTTTTACTTGGTAATGGTCTTACTCCTGGTCCTGGAATTGATCCTGTTATCTCAGGTGGTACAGGTGTTATCACTACATTCTCAGGAGTCAATGGATTAGGTGCAAAATTAGAGGCTGCTTTTGCTTTGGTACCTGCAGCTATTGCATCACGTACTGCTGACCTACGTATCTATTTACCAACACAATTAGTTAACATCTACCGATTAGGTGTAGCTAGTGGTAACACTAATGCATTTATCACTCAAGATTTATCTTTGACTTACTTAGGTATCAAGATTGTACTTTGTCCAGGGATGTCAAACAACACTTTTGTAATCACATTGAAAGATAATTTAATCTTTGCCTTTGATGGTGAGGGAGACCCATCTGATTTGCGTGCAGTTAACTTAGCTGATACTGTTGCTGAGCCGGTTATCCGTACTCGTGCTAACATGAAAGTTGGTTTTAGCTTTGTGAATCCAGGTGATATTGTTTACTATTCTTAATAATAACTCATAGAGGGGGGCAACCCCCTTTATATAATACTTTAACACAATGGCTTGTCAAGCATTAGAAGCAATCTTAAAATCTTGCGAGAATAACAGTGGTGGGATTTATGGTATTTGGATTAACCAACAAGATGAGATACTATCTATCACTCCTGCAGATCCATCGGCGGGTGCAGGATGGTCAATAACAGCTATCGCTCTTCAGGCTACTCCTGTACTTTTTGAAAACTACTACATTCGCAGAAACACATCTAACTTTACAGAGGATAGCACTATTGACCTAGTTAATGGTAGCTCTTTTGTGACTTCAACTATTAACTTAATGTTCCATCGCAGAGAGGCTGCTAAGTCTCGTGCAATCAAAATCTTAGGCTCAGGACAGCAGTATCTTACAGCTATCATCCTTGATGCTAATGGTCTTTATTGGTACTTCCCATACTTGCAGGTATCTGCTACAGGTGAAGGCTCGGGCCAAAATCGTGCAGATGGTAGTAAATATTCCGTTACACTCGTTGCGGAGAATGAGTACCTAGCATATGAGGTTAATATGAGTGCTGGAGCACTTGCTGCAATCGGAGTATCATAGTTTAATATCCTGCCTCTCTATATATTAGAGCCCTGCCGTAATGGTGGGGCTTTTTTTATGAACATTTGATAAGTCTAATTTAATATAGGTGTGATTTACATTGAACAGGGAGTAATTAATCAGTTTGTGCTAACCTTAACAGAGGTAACAACTGTACCCACACCGCATTATTTATTTGTATTCACGAATGAAATGAATACCACAAGCACACCACAGCTATTCACAGCTCCTGATACAAGTGCTTACCCTGAAAGATACAACCTGTTTGCTCTAGATGAGCCTACAGATATCATACTAATTAAAGGGCAGTACACGTATGAGGTATATGAGAGCTCAACAGCATACGTTCTACCCCTTACAATAGCTCAGACTACAGGAGTAGTAATTGAGGAGGGGAGAATGGTTGTAAGTGGTCCTGCAGGTAACTCAATATACGATTAACTATGGCATGGTACGATAGATTTATTAAAAGCAACAAAGGTCCCGAGGTAATTGAGGGCTATCAATCATTTAGCACCCCATTCCTACCGGTAGGGAGAGGTAACTTAACCTTACCTGTTGTTGACCCCAGGTATAATGCTAACATGTGGCAGTACTTTGGAAGTGACAACCTGTATCCTGAGCTATTGAATCAGATGTACTTTAGCTCCCCCTTACATGGTGCCATTGTAGACTTTAAGACCAATGCTGTGATTGGTGGTGGCTTTAACCTTACCACTGACAAGCTCACACCACAGGAAAAGCTAGAGATGTTTACTTTTGAGAAAAAAGCTAACCTAAAACACACCGTTAAGGCAGTGACAAAGCAGTTAATTCTACACAATCGGATATATTTCAAGCTGTATTTTGGGGATAAACGCAAGCTCATGAAAATTGAGAACGTATCTCCTGAGAAAGTTAGGGTAGGGAGAGATAAAAAAATGTACTTTTTGTGTGATGATTGGAGCAGGAGAATAGGCATTGAGGAGATTAAGCCTTACCACATCACTTGTAAAGATGCATGCCAACTATTTAGCTACGAAGTTAAGTCGGTAGGCCAAGATTACTACTCACTCCCTACCTATACATCGGCTTTAAACTTTGCTTTTCTTAGTGGTGAGCTATCTTATTTCGCTAAAAGTAACATCCAAAATAGTGTATTCCCTAGCTTTGCTATGATGTTCCCAAAACGTCCACAGTCTGAGGAGGAAAAGCACATGATCAAGGAAACTATTGACCGCCTTAAGGGTGCAGCCAATGCAGGTAAGGCAGTTGCATTCTTTGCTAACAGTGCGGACCAACTTCCAAAGATAGAAAGCCTACCTACTAATGGTAATGATAAGCTATTCCATGAGGCATCTGCACTAAACACTGAACAGATTTGTTTTAGTCACACTATTGACCCTATCCTTATGGGTATCCGTACCACAGGTAGCTTGGGTAGTGGTAGTGACATCAAGCAAGCCTATGTTATCTTTGAAAAGAATGTAGTAATGGAGCTACGTCAACAGGTTACAACTATCTTTAATGAGCTCTTGGGTATTGCTCGCATTCCTGCTGAGTTTACTATTAATAATTTTCAAATCATTAACGAGACTATCGTGGAGCTTGAGGGTGATAGCTCTAAGACTAATGATGCATTGAACTCATTAAGTCCATTGGTAGCTACAAAGGTACTTGAGACCATGACCATCAATGAGATTAGAGCTCTAGCTTCTTTAACTCCTGTAGATGGGGGAGATGTTACACAAGCGGCTGCAAATGCAGCAGCACAAACACCTGTAGTATAATGCTGTACTTTATAACTGAGGCATACCTCAAAACAAACACACCCATTACAGCCAATGTGGATGTTAATGACGTAACTCCATACATTGCGACACAAGCGGCATTAAGAGTACAGCCTATCCTGGGCACTACGTTCTACAATTACTTGCTTACTCAGTATAATAACCAGGCCTTGCTGCCCGATGAGGTAGATTTGGTAGAGTTTATTCAGCCTGTGATAGCATGGAGAAGTGCAGAGGATGCAGTGTTTGGATTAACGTACCAACTAAAGAACAAAGGTTTGCAAACTCAAAGCGGTGACTTCTCTGCAAGCGTATCACGCTCAGAGGTAGCCTTTGGCATGGAGCACTATGCACAGAAAGCATCATTCTTTGAGCAGCGATTAATTAGATGGCTACTTGCTAACCGTAACCTGTTCCCTCTCTTTATAAGTACCGCTAATCAAGATACAGACCTACGTCCAATGTTTCAAAATTGCTCATGCATCACACAATGGCAAACTACCTGCACAGGAATGTGCGGTAACTTCCTTGAGAATGGGTACAATAACAGCATCCTAATCTTGTGAAGTCACAGCTATCCATACTACTAGCCACAATGCATGCTAATTGGGGTAAGTTAATGGCTGTTATCAGTGCATTTTTGATGCCTATCTCAGGCTTATTATTCTTAGTTGGCTTTGTGATCGTATTGGATACCATTACAGGGGTATGGAAGAGCTATAAAAATAAGGTAAAGATAACTAGCAGAGGCCTATCTGCAATCATTAGCAAGATGCTACTCTATGAGGTAACGGTTATCTTGTTTTATATGATTGATAAATTTATATTAAATAATATCATCTTACAATTTTTCTCGGTAGATTTATTGCTCACTAAGGTACTTGCACTCATCCTAGTATCCATTGAGGTCATGAGTATTAACGAGAACTACAAAGCAGTGAAAGGACTTGACCTATGGCAGGCTATGAAAAATTTATTTGCTAGAGCCAAGGATATTAAAAAACAGGTAGATGAAATTAGACACGACCAAGATATTTCAGGAACGCCTATCTAGTGCTCAGTACTTCCACGAAGAGTCTGAGAAAAAACAAATCTATCTACACCATACTGCAGGCAATGGCAACCCTATAGCTGTATCACGCTGGTGGAATAGCAACTCAGATAGGATAGCTACTGCATTTGTGGTAGGTGAAAGAGGTAGCATAGTACAATGTTTCTCTTCCAAGCATTGGGCCTATCACCTGGGGATAGATAGCCAAGATTTCTCAGTACATGGACTTAAGTACCAAAACCTAAACAAGCTATCTGTAGGCATTGAAATTTGTAATTGGGGTCCATTGAAGCTAAAGGATGGAAAGTACTACAACTATGTCAAGGGAGTAGTTGACCCATCCATGGTTACTACCTTAGATACACCCTACAAGGGCAATAAGTATTGGTACAAATATACGGATGCACAAATTGAAAGCACTCGGCAGTTGGTGGAGTATCTATGTGAGACCTATGACATTCCTAAAACTTACCGGTCAGAGATATTTGCCATTGACAAAGAGGCATTCAAAGGTACTGCAGGGATCTACACGCACAACAGTGTGAGAAAAGATAAGGCAGATATTTACCCATGCCCTCGAATGATTAAGATGTTACAAAGCCTATGAGATACTTAATACCACTATTGATACTTATATCCTGCTCAGCTCCTAAGCGAGCTCAATGGCACTATAAGAAAGCCTTAAAGAATGGATTGCAGTTAGTCCAGGATAGTGACACCATCCGGATAACTACTGTTGACTCATTCCCTGTTATTAAGAATGACACTATTGTATGGGAGAAGTTCTACACCACTAAGGATACAGTGGTATATTTTAAGAATGTCTATGTGCCAAAAACAAGATGGCAGACTCGTATTGAGTACAGGTATAAAACCAAAATTGAAAAGATACGAGGCAACACAATCACAAAAAAACATGAGGTACCTAAGTATAAAATAGCATGGTGGCCATTTTGGTTAGGGCTTGCTATACCATACATACTTAGACTAGCGTGGAACGCTATCCTCAGTAAACTTAATAAATGAGAAAGCGTTTATTTTACGACATTGAAACATCCTTTAATGTCGGGGTGTTCTGGAGGACAGGATACAACCTAACAATCAATCCGGGTGATATCATTCATGAACGTGCAATCATATGCATCTGCTATAAATGGGAGGGTGAGGAGGAGATTCACAGCCTAACATGGTCCAAGAGTCAAAGTGATAAGAAAATGATTGAGGCTTTTGTCAAAGTATTGGAGAAAGCAGATGAGATTGTGGCACACAATGGGGATAGGTTTGACCTCAAATGGATACGCACAAGGGCTTTATTTCATGGCATCAATGTTATGCCATCACCCAAGACCATAGACACCCTTAAATGGGCTAAAAGGTACTTTAATTTCAATAGCAATAAACTAGACTACATAGCTAAGCTACTTAAGGTAGGGGCTAAGATGGAAACAGGAGGGCTTGACCTATGGAAAGATATAGTATTCCGTAAAGATCAGGAGGCATTAGATAAGATGGTGGACTATTGCAAGATGGATGTTGACGTACTTGAGTCTGTATTCAATAAACTTAACAGCTACACCTTAGTTAGTCACAACTATGCTGTACAGCAGGGGGGTGATAAGTACGAATGTGCAGAATGTGGAGGTACTAACCACAGGTACAATAAAAAAGTAGTCACTGCAGCCGGTACTGTACACCATTGGCTCCAATGTCGTGACTGCAAAAAACACAATAAGATAAACCACTTGGTATTCACTAAGTATCAGGAGTATCTCTACAAGCGAAAGAATATATCTTAAGTTTATAGGCGTATTTTTGCGGAGATTAATCAGCTTATAGCCTGATTCCTTATTTAGAATCATTCTAAATTTGTGCAAAACTTAATTTATTTGTGAAAAATGTTTTGCAGATATGAAACCTTTTATATCTTTGTGAGGTATTAACACTTAAAAATTGATTTATGGTACAGTTTAACAGAGCCCTTGACTTTATCAAGGCAAACGAAAACAACGCAGAAGTGCTTACTTTTTTCCTAGAGCAAATGCTTGTTGAAGCTAATGAGGAAATGACTCAGACAGCACTAGATAACACCGAAGATTTTTTAACTATCTTAAACGCTAACAAATGAAAAAAGAACTATTCAATGTAGCTGCAAGTGTAGCTGTAATTTTAGCTACCATGGTGGCAATGTATCACACTTTAATCTTAATGATATGCAAGTAACAATAGGTATTGAAGTAGCTTACTTTGACTTTGATGATGTGCATGGGAGCTGTGAGTTCAAAATAACTAACATCACTGAGGAGGATTATGAGGTAGAGATAACTAATGTATTGGCTACTCAAGTGGTGGGGGAGGTAGAGCTTGACTACATTCTAACGGATACACAACTTGACCAACTCAATGAGGAGATTATTTGGTGCATTCAGGATACTAACCTGGTGAGAGATATGCAGGACTTTGACAATGGTTTTGATGAGGATGATTGGAGGTATGATGCATAGAGATATATCAGAGATGGCTAGATGGTGGATCAAGCAGTCATTTGCAGGAGATAAGGGAGGCTCCTTTAATACCTCCCTTTATTTAGAATACTTAAAATGTAAGAACTCATGTATCGACTATTGTACTACTACGAAAACAGGCTCTCAGAGAGCTACGACTTCCCAAGCAAAGCCCTCTGCCATTGGCAGCTTAATAAATTCAGAGCAGCAGGAACTCACGTTTATGGACACTTTGTAATTGAAAAGATATGAAAACAATTAAAGTAGGTAGCGACTTTTCAGGTGTGGGTGCATTTAATCAGGCTCTGATGAGATTAGGCATAGAATATAAAGAAGTCTTTGCTTGTGACATGGATAAATACGCTAGGCAAACATTCATACATAACTATGGAGAGCCGGAGTACTATCCTATGAATGTATATGATAGAGAGATACCAAAGGAGAGTTTAGATATCTATATGACATCTCCTCCTTGTCAAGCATTTAGTGTAGCTGGTAAGAGATTAGGAAAGGAGGATAAAAGAGGCATATTATTTTTTAATTCATATGAATTCATTGAAGTTAATAAACCTAGATATTTCATTTTTGAGAATGTAAAAGGATTGCTTTCTGATGATGGAGGTAAAACATTCAATGAATGGATTAATATGTTAGGTGGCAAATCGGTTAATGGTGTTTCTATAATATTCCCTTATGATGAATCAGTACCTTATCATTTATATTGGAAAGTATTGAATGCAAAAGATCACGGAATTCCACAAAATCGTGAAAGAGTATTTATAATAGGTATCCGTGATGATAATGATAATCATTTTAGATTCCCACCTGAAGAGCATTTAACTTTGAAGTTGAAAGATGTGCTAGAGGATAATGTACCTTTAAAATACTTTTTATCTAAAAAGATGATTTCAGGATTCATGAAGCACAATGAAAATCATGAAGAGAAAAATACAGGATTTATATTTAGCCCTAAAGATGGTGATGATATTGCGAATTGCTTAAGAGCTAATGCTGCGTTGAATGCTACTGATAATACTTTAAAAATTAAATCAGCCACATCAAAAGGATATGAGCAGGCTACTGAGGGTGATAGTATTAATTTTTCTGTACCTAACAGCGAAACTAGAAGAGGGAGAGTAGGTAAACAAGTAGCTCAAACATTAGATACTGCTTGCAATCAGGGGGTAATATCCTATACAAGAGACTCAAAAGGAAAGATTGTAAGTAGGCATATTAATCAACAAGCAAACACAATTCATAAATCAACAGGTGGAGGTGGTAATACTGACCAATTTTATACTGATGGAATTAAAATCCGTAGACTAACTCCGCGTGAATGTTTCCGATTGATGGATTTCCCTGATACATTCACATGGCCTGTATCAGATTCACAAGCCTATAAGCAAGCAGGAAATAGTATAGTAGTAAGAGTACTAGAGAAAATTATTAATAATCTACCATTATGAGATTAGAAATTGATGAGACAGTATTCGAGCTCACAAAAATACAGAATGATGATTTAATGAAGCTCATCCTGGAATACCAATTAAACACCCCTTGCAGGAGAGAGATATCAGCCTACAAAAGGTACTACCTGTACAACTATATGTACAACTACCGGCACATGACGTTGAGCATGATAGGTAAGTTTTTTAACCGAGATCATAGCTCAGTTATTCATGGCATGAAAGAGCATAGCTATTGGTATGGTAAAAAAGATGAGAGATACCTCAAGTACATTCACCCATTACCTGACCTAATTAAGCAGAAAAGAGATGATATTAATATCTTTGATGTCAGTGTTATGCCGATGTGTGATGAAGAGGCAAGGGTCACAATCACAGGAAATATGCCTCCAAAGTTATTAACAAAATTCCAAGACAAGATGACTGTAAGCGAGATTCTATCTATCTTTGAGGACCATAATTTTTTAAGGGTTAATATGGGGGAGGGGGTCTAGGCTCCCTCTTTTTTATGACCGTATGACGGTATGACAATACTCTTATGGGGGGTACTGAATATATAGAGCACTAAAAAAGTTTTCGTTCTGGAAAATTTATCGTCTTATCGTCATGAAATAGCTGAAACCCAATACAGCACTAGTTTATATCCATGACGATGATTTTATTTTATTGTCATTAGTTGGAATTTATTGTCATTTATTATATTTGTAACCATGTTTAACCCTAAAATATCAGTCTTTCGCAGTTTGTATAACTCCAAAGAGACACCTTTCACACTTGAGGCCATAGAAGTGTACAACAGAATCAAGCAAGGCAACCCTGAGCTGATTAGTAAGATAAAGAAACTAAGAGCAGGAGATGCAGAAAGTAAGATGCAGCTAATGGCTATCATGTTCAACGGCACATTCAGTGAGCGTAAAGATGATGGCCTGATACAGCACTCAGGATTGTGCGTGCTAGACTTTGATAAGTACCCGGATGCTAAGACCTTGAAAGCAGAACGGAACAGGCTCAAGGAATGCCCCTATGTGTACATGATGTTTACTTCTCCCAGTGGTAATGGACTTAAAGTGGTTATCCGTACACCTGAAAGCAACAAGTTTGAACACAAGCGGAGATTTGAAGCCTACAAGGAATACATCAATAGTGATTATTTTGACGTAGCTAACAGCAATGTGTCAAGGGTATGCTTTGAAAGCTATGACCCTGATGCCTACCTCAATGAGTTCTGCGATGTGTTCCAAGGAATCACCCAGGATAAGGGATACCACAAGGCAGAAAAGATAGCAGTGCTCCCCATTGCTAATGAGGACCGTATCATTGAGCTTGTAATGAAGTTTAATCATGGAATCTTTGAACAGGGCAGGAATAATTGGACCTTCAAGGTAGCCTGCTGCATGGCTGAGTATGGGGTTGATCAGTATGCCGCTAAAAATTACCTCTTGCAATATGCACAGGAGGACTTTACAGCCACTGAAATTAACTACACTGTGATTAATGCCTACAAATCAAGCAATTTTAACACTAAGTACTTTGAGGATACATACACCGTTAACAAGGTCAAGCTAAAACTAAAAGAGGGGGTTAAGGATGAGGACATCCAAAAGCAGTTAGGGGTATCAGGTAACATCATTGAATCAGTAAAGGAGGAGGTGCAGAACTCAGATGATGTATTCTGGCAGGCAGATGGTAAGAAAATTACTATCGTACCGCATGACTATGCTAAATTCCTGCACAAGCATGGCTTTGCTAAGTATTACCCGGAGCGAAGTAATAAGCCTACCTATGTGTACATTGAGGAAAACAAGGTATCTGAGAGCTCAGTGGAGCTAATCAAGGACTTTGTACTCAAGTACTGCTTATCTAAGGGTGAACTTGACGTATACAATCACTGTGCTAAGAACACACAGCTCTTCACTGAGTCCCATCTCAACATGCTTGAGTCAATTGATATGCGTATCTTACAGGATAGCCGGTACGTTTCTTACATCCCTTTCAACAATGGCGTGGTTGAGGTCACAAAGGACAAGGTAGAGCTCCTGAGCTACATCGATATAGATGGGTACATTTGGAAAGAGCAAATAATTAAAAGACGATAAAAGACAATTTGTGACGATGTTTTTATTTTATCGTCACGGCTATAAACTAATGTGGTATTGGTTTTCAGCTAAAGCGTGACGATAAGACGATAAATTTTCCAGAACGCTAAATTTTTTAGTGCTCTATTTTTTAAGACCCCTATATAAGAGAACCGTCCCATCGTCACACTGTCACAAAAAAGAGGGAGCCTAGACCCCCTCCCCCATATTAACCCTTAAAAAATTATGGTCCTCAAAGATAGACACAATCTCGCTTGTAGTCATCTTGTCTTGGAACTTTGTTAATAACTTTGGTGGGATATTTCCTGTGATTGTGACCCTTGCCTCTTCGTCACACATCGGCATAATACTGACATCAAAGATGTTTATATCGTCACGCTTTTGCTTAATCAGCTCAGGCAATGGGTGAATATACTTCATGTACCTCTCATCTTTTTTACCATACCAATACTTGTGTTCTTTCATGCCATGAATAACAGAGCTGTGGTCTCGGTTGAAAAATTTACCGATCATGCTGTATGTCATGTGCCGGTAGTTGTACATGTAGTTGTACAGATAGTACCTCTTGTAGGCAGATGTTTCTATCCTGCTCGGTGTGTTTAGTTGGTAGTCCAGGATGATATTCACCAGGTCCTCATTCTGTAGCTGTGTGAGCTTGAACACAGTCTCGTGTATTTCTCCTCTCATGATTTCTCTATAAAGTATTTATTAAACTTATCT